CACGGTCGGCTGGGCGTTCGCTCGAGGTCTCACGCCGGCTCAGGCGATCCTCACTGGAGGACTGCTCCTCGGGCTTCCTGGGATCCTCGGACCCGAAGTCAGCATCCCGGTACAGGTCGATCTACCGGCCACGGCCCTCACGATGCTCGGTGTGAGCCTGATGGTCACGGGCCAGCCCGTCTGGATGGTTCTCGGTCTGATCGTGATCGGGTGCGCGAGCTCGGTACGAGAGACAGCCCCGATCTGTGCTGCGCTCTGGCTGTGGTCTCCATGGCCCCTGATCGCACTGATCGTGCCGGCGATCATCGCCCTGGCACGACGACCGGCCGAATCAACGGGCATCGCAGAATGGGATCGGATCACCGACCACCCATTCCGAACGGCCCTCGAGTACCACGCCGGTCGATGGCGAGACGCCCGACTCATGATCCTCCCCTGGGGAGTGTGTCTCGTCGGCCTCTATGCGCTCGACTGGCGACTCGCGATCATCCTCGGAATCGCTTACGCACAGCTTCTGATAGCGACCGACAGCGTTCGTCTCTATCAGCACATCGCCGGGCCTGCTCTAGCCTTCGCAGCAGCCTCACTCATCCCCGACCCGTGGGTACCATTAGCCCTCGTCGGACACCTGTTCTGGATCTGGAAGCCGGAGAGAATCTAAATGGCAATCACGAATGGGCTCTGCACCCTCTCCGACGTGAAGACGGCCATGGCTGTCTACGACAACACCGACGACGGACGCATCGAGCTCGCGATCAACACGGCCAGCCGAATGATCGAAGCAGCCTGCAACCGGCGGTTCTATGCCGACAGTCAGGCATCGGCTCGGACGTACATCGCCACGAACTACGTCCTCACCCTGACCGACGACATCTCCACCACCACGGGCCTCATCGTCAAGACCGATCCCGGCGCGATGGGCACCTTCTCTCAGACGTGGACCTCGAGCGACTACCAGCTCGAGCCCCTCAACGGGATCATCGACGGGCAGGCATGGCCGTACACGCAGATCCGAGCGATCCAGTCGCTGACCTATCCGTTCGACGGTGGACAGGCGCTCGTCCAGGTCACTGCCAAGTGGGGATGGCCGGCCGTCCCGGACCCGATCAAGCAGGCTGGAATCATCCAGTCGATCGCGATCTTCAAGGCAGCCGAGGCCCCATTCGGTGCCCTCGGCCTCGCAGAGACCGGCATCCTCCGAATCAGGACCGGTCTGCACCCGACCGTCGCCGGCCTCATCGCCCCCTACCGGCGTGAACCGGTCCTCGTCGCATGAGCACAGTCACCGAGATCAGCGACGCCCTCAAGAACGCGCTGACCACCATTCCCGGTCTTCGGGTCTACGACTACCTCCCCGATCAGATCAACCCTCCCCTGGGGTATGTCGGGATCCAGAGCGTCCAGTATCACGGGGCATTCCGAGGTGGTAACCCGGTCCACATCTACACCGTGACCATCGTCGTCGGACGAGTCAGCGAACGATCCTCACAACGAGCTCTCGACGACTTCCTCTCCTACGATGGAGACCGAAGCATCCGAGCAGCGATCGAAGCCGACCCGACCCTCGACGGCTATGTCCAAACTCTCGTCGTTACTGACGGTGGGAACCTGGCCCCCCTTACCATGGGGGACGTCACCTACGTCAGCATCGACTTCTCCGTCACCGTCTACCCGTAAGGAACACTGTGGCGACATACAAGATCACCGGAGACTTCAACGTCGCCGGCCGAGCCCCCGGCGAGATCGTCACCGACGAGGACCTCGAGGGCACCAACATCCCGGTCCTCATCGAGGCCGGGTGCATCACCCCCACCAAGGCCCCGAAGGCCCAGACTCAGGAGAACTGACAGTGGCGAAGATCGTCCTCGTCAACCCGGTCATCACCGTGAACTCGGTGGACCTGTCCGACCACATCGCGTCGGTCACCATCACCAAGAGCATCAACGAGGTCACGACCACGGCCTTCTCGAGCAGCGCCACCGCGGGTGTCACCCGAGTCGGTGGCCTCGAGGACTCGTCGATCGCCCTCTCGTTCCACCAGGACTTCGCGACCGGCTCCAACGTCGAAGCGATCGTCTACCCCCTCATCGGTGGTACCACGACCGTCACCATCAAGCCGGTGAACTCGACGACGACCTCGACGAACCCGATCTACTCGGCCACGGTGCTCTGCACCGAGTGGACCCCGGTGAACGGTGCCGTCGGTGACCTCACCACGGCCGACGTGACCTGGCCCGTCTCGGGCGTCATCACCAAGGCCACCAGCTGATGCAGGGGTGGGCGGTCAAGGTCATCAAGGACGATGGCTCGGAGGCCACGTTTCCGGTCACCCCCAAGGTCATTGTTGCGTTCGAACGGTTCCACAAGACCGGCATCGGCAAGGCGTTCTCCGAGAATCAGAAGATGGAGCACGTCTACTGGATCGGATGGGAAGCCGAACGCACGGCAGGAAACACCGTCCCGGTGTTCGACACCTGGCTCGAGCACGTCAGTTCCGTCGAAGTCGATGACGGTTCGGACCCTTTAGACGAGAGTCCTACAGCTACCTGATCGCCGGCATCGCAGCCGAAACCGGAATCAGTCCTCAAGACCTTCTCGATGCCCCACCCGGATTCGTGAACATGATTCACGACTATCTGGTGCAACGAGCCAAGGAAATCAACAAGGGCTAACCGATGGCGAAAACACCGAGGATCATCAACAAGGGCGTCGCCATCGACGACCTCGACGACTTCCGACGCGATCTCCAGAAGCTCGCGCGCGAAGGCGGTCCCGACGGTCTCTCGCTACTGAAGGCAGCGAACTATCGAGTCGCAGAGCACGTTCGGAAGCGTGCTGTGGCTCGAGCAGCTGGTGTCGGCAAGATGCAGCTCAAGGCTGCGAAGTCGATGCGCTCAAGCAAAACGGCGACACGGGCCACCCTGACCGGTGGTAACGCCAAGGTCCCGTTCTTCGGTGGTGCCGAGTTCGGGTCCTATCTCGGTCTCCGTAAGGATGTCGGTGGTCCCAACGGTCCGAACCCTGGTATCGGCTGGGTCCAGTTTCCCCTCTGGAAGGAACCTGGGCACGGTCAGACCGGTTACTTCCTGTTTCCGACGATGCGCGCCGAGACGGCAGCGATCAAGGAAATGTACGTTCGCGAACTCGATGAGATTTGCAAGTTCGCATTCCCGAATGGACGGCTCTGATGGCTAAGACCAGGAAACTGATCGTCGACGTCATCGCTGACGCGAGCAAGTTCACCAGCGAACTCCAGTAGGCCGACGGATACAGCAAGCGTCTCCGAGGCTCGATGCAGAAGCTCGGAAAGTCGATGGCGATCGGTCTCGGAGTCGCTGGCGGTGCTGCCATCGCGTTCGGCAAGTCTGCCCTCGATGCTGCACAGGAGGCCGAGCAGGTCCAGAACAGGGTCGCTGCGATCATCAAGGCCACTGGTGGTGCTGCGAATGTCTCGGCCAAGCAGATCGAGAAGTTCGCCCAGAAGCAACAGATGCTCGTCGGTGTCGACGACGAGGTCCTGAAGAAGTCCTACGGCATCCTTCTCACGTTCAAGAACGTCAGGAACGAGGCCGGCAAGGGCAACGACATCTTCAACCGGACTGCAAAGTCCCTGGCCGATCTCGCAGCAGCCGGTTTCGGTGACACTGACTCGGCAGCGAAGGCCATGGGTAAGGCCCTCCAGGACCCGATCAAGGGCGTCACGGCCCTCTCCCGAGCTGGCGTCACGTTCAGCGAAGACCAGAAGAAGATGATCCGGACGCTCGTCGAGTCCGGCGATCTCCTGACGGCACAGAAGATCATCCTCGGAGAGGTCGAAGGCCAGGTCGGTGGTACAGCCAAGGCCGGCGTCACTGCATCCGAGCGCATGAAGATCGCATTCGGAGAACTACAGGAACAAGTCGGCACGGCACTCCTGCCGGCTTTCACGAAGCTCTCCGACTGGATGATCGAAACCGGTCTGCCCGCAGTCCAAAAGTTCTTCAAGTGGATGGGTGACAACAAGACGACTGTCACCGCGGTCGCTATCGCTTTCGGAGTGCTGACCGCGGCGGTCTACGCAGCGAACGCTGCCATGTGGGCACTGTCGCTGAACCCGATCGTCCTCATCATCGCTGCGATCGTCGCGGGACTGACATTGCTCGTCGCCGGCTTCATCATCGCCTACAACAAGTCCGAAACCTTCAAGGGCGCAGTCGACAGCCTCAAGGGCCGGCTGATGAGCATTCCTCCGGTCATCAACGCTGTCTGGGACGGGATCAAGATCGCGTTCAACATCTGGGCGGCCGGCTGGGAAATCATGGTCAACTCGTTCATCATCGGGCTGAACGGGATCATCCGTGGTGTCAACTTCATCAAGCCCGGCAAAGACTTCCCGACGCTTCCCCATCTGAAGATCCCGAGACTGGCTGAAGGTGGCATCGTCGATCGTCCCACGCTCGCCATGATCGGTGAAGCCGGACCCGAAGCCGTCGTGCCTCTGTCTCGCACGAATGGGATCGGCACGAACGTCACGATCAACGTGACTGTGTCTCCGATGTCGAGCCCGACCGACGTGGGAGCTGCCGTCGTGGATGCTCTCCAGGCGTGGTCGCGACGCAACGGTCGACTCCCTTCCTCCCTGGTGGCGTGACGTGCCGATCCTGCCTACCCTGAAGGTTGAGGTCGCGTTCGCTGACGATCCGGGCAGTGGCACAACGTGGACGGACATCACGTCACGCGTCCGAGCCGGCTCAGTCAGGTTCGGGCGTACCGATGAACGCACCGACTATCAGACGGGCAGCCTGTCCCTGACCCTCGACAATCGGGATCGGGCATTGGACCCGTTCAACGCATCGTCCCCGTATGCCGGGAACCTGACGCCACGGAAAGACATCCGGGTCCAGGCCACCTACAACTCGGTCACCTACGACCTGTTCTATGGGCAGGTCGCACGCTGGCCGGTGACCCCCGATGTTTCCGGTGACACCATCACGGAGATCGAGGCTTACGACGCGCTCGGCCAGCTCGCTGATGTGAAGATGCCTCCTGACGCGTTCACGTTTCAGGTGCGTCGCCTCGGATCGTTCTACAACAAGTTGACCGCGTGGCTGCCGATGGGAAGCAACGATCAGGTCATTCAGGATGTTCGCTACGAGGATCCGAAACGGAACTTCACGTTCACGATTCCGACTCCGAAGACCGAGGGCGCGCCTTCGAGCTTCATGTCCGGGAACGCGACGACATTCGATGGCACCTACGGGGCGATCGGCCCAGCCGTTCCAATGCAGGCGTCGAGTGGTATCAGTGGTGGCCTAATCGGGTTCTGGATCAAGACCGAGACGGCCGGCCCGGCTGGAGGACAGAAC